AGAAAACATAGAAGTAATAGTTGCATCTCTTACTGGTAAACAATCTCCATTAGAAAAAAATGGTGATCCAAATGGATTTATGAGAAGAATGGCAAGACTTGCTCAAGACTATAACTTTTTAAGATTGTTTGGTCAGGTTGGTTTTGCTCAAGGTGCTGAACTTTATCAAGCTGTTTCTGAAGTTGGATTAAAAACATTTCTTCAAGCTAATCCTGGTTTTAAAGATATACTTAATAAATTAAGAGCAGGTGAGGTTAAGTTTGATGATGAAATATTAGAAGAGTTGAGATCACAAGGAGTACCAGTTGGGTTAGATAAATTTATGCACTCACCTGTAGGAAGATTAGATAACGAACTTGATATACCTTTAGACTCTACAGGTAGTAGATTAGATGCTACAGAACTATATGCAGCAAAAGCTAAAAGATTTGTAGCTGATATATCTTTTTTAAATCCTATGACCATGTATTCACAGATTATAGCAGGAAGAGGATTAGCTTTAAAAATATCAAATAATGTAAATGATTTAATTAAAAAACATAAAACAACTAAAATATTTAATAAGTTATCTAAAGGAGATCAAGTTAGATATAAATATTTTGGTTGGAATGAAAAAGAATTTAATGAAATTGCAGATCAAATAAGTAAACATTCTGTTTATAAAGATGGTAAATATCAAGGTATAGGTTTAGATAATTGGACTCCTACAGCTAGATCACATTATAGCATTGGTATGCAAAGATTTATAGATAGAGTTGTACAAAGAAATGATGTTGGTGTCATGAATAGATGGTTTACTTCTGATTATGCTAGAATTATAACACAATTTAGAACATTTACATTAGGTTCATATACAAAACAATTAATGAATAGATTGTATGTTCTTGCAGAAACAAGAGGTAAAGACTTTCATACTTATTCTGCATTTATGGCATCAATGATAGGAGCTGTACAATTCTACGCAGTTCAACAATACATAAATTCATTTGGTAGAAAAGATCAAAAAAGATTTTTAGAGAAAAGATTATCTCCAGAAAATTTAGCAAAGATTGGATTTTTAAGATCCTCTTGGTCATCATTAATACCAGGTGCAATAGATACCGCTTTATATCCTTTTATGGATGACCTTCCATTTAGTTATGGTAGAAATACAGAAATAGCATCTCAATTTTTTAGTGGTATACCAACAGTAAATTTAATAAGTTCAACATTTGATACTACTAGAAACTTAACAAAGTTGGCTTTTGACCCAACATATCAGGCATCAAAAAGAGATGTACAACAAGGTCTATCTTTGATAGCACTACAAAATGCTCTGATAATTAAAAATATCAACAATATAATTGTTGATGAATTAGGAGAATAATAATATAGAGAAACTAATATGACAATATCTTCAACTACAGTAAAAAATTCATATTCAGGTAATGGAAGCACAACAGCTTTTGCCTACACATTTAAGATATTTGCGAACACAGATTTACAGGTAATCATTAGATCATCTACAGGAACTGAAACTGTCAAAACTTTGACAACTCATTATACAGTATCTGGCGTGGGAGATGCTTCAGGTGGTAATGTAACATTTACTTCTGGCAATATCCCTGCATCTGGTGAAACAGTTGTGATCAGAAGAGCTGTTCCGCAAACACAGGCAATAGATTATATTGCCAATGATCCATTCCCTGCGGAATCACATGAAGAGGGATTGGATCGTGCAACTATGACAACTCAACAAGTTCAAGAAGAGTTAGATAGAGCAATTAAATTATCAAGAACTAATACTATGACATCTACAGAGTTTAGTGTAGGTGCATCAGATAGAGCAAATAAAATTTTAGCATTTGATGGTAGTGGTGAGATTAGTGTTACACAAGAACTAGGAACATTTGTTGGAAATTGGTCTGCTAGTAGAGATTACAACGCTAGAGACATTGTAAAAGACACATCTACAAATAATATTTTTATTTGTAATACAGCTCACACATCTTCTGGCTCACAACCTTTAACAACAAATACTGATTCAGCTAAATGGGATTTATTGGTAGACGCAGCTTCTGCTACAACATCAGCTACTAACGCTGCAACTTCAGCGACTAACGCAGCTAACTCTGCGACTGCTGCGGCTACATCTGCCTCAACTGCTGAAACGCATAAAGATGATGCTGAGACTGCAAAGACTGCTAGTGAGACTGCTAAAACTGCTGCTGAAACTGCTAAAACTGCTGCACAAGCAGCTCAAGCCGCTGCTGAAACCGCAGCTGATAATTTTGATGATACTTATTTAGGAGCTAAAAGTTCAGATCCTACAGTAGATAATGATGGAGACGCATTAAATGCTGGAGATTTATATTTTAACACAACAAGCAATACCTTGCGTGTTTATTCAGGTTCTGCTTGGCAAGATGCTGCTGTAGATGCATCAACTTTAGCATCAAATGGATTTGCTATTGCAATGGCGATAGCATTATAATAAAGGAGTAATATGGCACAAAACTTTAGACGATACACAAGCAACAATGTAGGTACAAGTGCTACTGCTATACCTAGTGGTGCAGCATTTGATAGCTATGATACTATTGTTGGTATATCAGTTGCAAACATAACAACATCAAGTGTTGTAGCATCTGTATATATTAATGATGGTTCAAATGACATCTATCTTATTAAAGATGCACCAATACCAAGTGGTTCATCATTACAAGTTTTAGATGGTGGTGCTAAATTTGTTGTTCAATCTGGTGATAGAATTTATGTTCAATCAGATACAGCTTCATCATTAGACGTTTGGGTATCAACAGTAGACGCAATTAGTTCATAGGAGAATAAATGCCTTTTATTGGAAATAAACCAGCAGCTGTTCAAACAGTAGATTTAAAATGGGATACTGGTATTAAAACTGCAAACTTTACAGCAGTTGCTGGAGAAGGATATTTTTGTAATACTACAAGCGGAGCTTTCACAGTAACTCTACCAGCTAATCCAAATGTAGGAGATACAATATCTATAAAAGATTATGCAAAAACTTTTGACACAAATGCTTTAACATTAGATAGGAACAGTTCAAATATTGGTGGGTCAGCTGCAAATGCAACTTTAGAAACTGAAGGTATTGCGGTTACTTTAGTTTATTCAGACAGTACAAAAGGATGGTTAGTAACAAATTCAGGTTTACAATCAGAAGCTCCTGGTCCAAGTTATAGTGCAGACTTTTTAGTAATAGCAGGAGGTGCTAGTGGTGGTGTAGCAGAAGGTAGTAATCCAGGTGCTGGAGGTGGAGGTGCTGGTGGATACAGAGCTTCTTTTAATTCAGAAACATCTGGAGGAGGTGGATCTTCAGAAAGTTCATTAACTATTAAAACAGGCACAGAATATACAATTACAGTAGGTGCTGGAGGTGCAGCAGTATCTCATACAGGTTCTTTAGCAGATGGTAATGAAGGTGCAAATTCATCAATTTCTGGCTCAGATATAACAGACATTACTTCAATAGGAGGAGGTGGTGGAGGTGCGCCAGGAAATAATGGTGGTTCTGGAGGTGGTGCTACAGCAAATGGTAATCAAAATGGTGGTTCTGGTACAGCTAATCAAGGTTTTGATGGTGGAGATGTACCTAACGCAGCTTCCAACAGAAACGCTGGAGCAGGTGGCGGAGGAGCTAGTGCTGCAGGAGGAGATGTCAATTCTGGAGGAACAGCTGGTAATGGTGGAGCTGGAGGAAATGGTGTCGCTTCTACTATAACAGCATCATCTGTAACAAGAGCAGGTGGTGGCGGTGGTGCTGGTGGTCAAGGTGGTTCAGTAGGTTCTGGTGGTTCTGGAGGTGGCGGAGCTGGTGCTAATGATAGCACAAGTCCTGTTGCTGGTACTGCAAACACAGGTTCTGGTGGTGGTGGTGGTAATCATAACCATAGCACTAAAAGTAGTGGTGCAGGAGGAAGTGGAATTGTTATTTTAAGAGTGCCAACAGCAAATTATTCTGGTACAACAACTGGAAGTCCAGGAGTCTCAACATCTGGTTCAGATACAATATTAACATTTACAGGAGATGGGAGTTACACAGCGTAATGGCACATTTTGCAAAATTAGGAAAAGGAAATATAGTTTTAACAGTTCACGTTGTTAATAATGATATTGCAACAACTGAACAAGCTGGTGTAGATTTTTTAAATAATTTACACAAAACAAGAGATGTTTGGAAACAAACATCATACAATACTTTTGGTGGTGTTCACAAATTAGGTGGCACTCCATTTAGAAAAAATTATGCTGGAATAGGTTTTAAATACGATCAAACAAGAGATGCTTTTATTCCACCTAAACCTTTTAATAGTTGGATATTAAATGAAACAACTTGTCAATGGGAAGCACCAGTTGCTTATCCAGATGATGACAATATATATACTTGGAATGAAACAACACAAACTTGGGAGACAGTAGAATAATGGCATATATAGGTAAGACACCAGTAATAGGAAACTTTGTAAAGCTAGACAGTATAACTGTTGTTAATGGTCAAGCTGCATACACTATGCAAAATGGTGGTGCAAATTTTACCTCCTATGACAATGTCAATCAGTTTTTAGTTTCATTAAATGGTATACTTCAATCACCTACAGACAGTTTTACAGTAAGTGGTTCTACACTTACATTTGCATCTAATCTTTCTACAGGAGATGTAATAGATTTTGTATTGGTATTAGGTAACACCTTAGACATAGGAACACCATCAGATAATACTGTTTCTACTGCTAAAATTGTAGATGGTGCAGTAACTGCTGCTAAAGCAACTGGATTTGGTAAAATTGCACAAGTTGTTCAAGCTGTTAAAACAGATACTGCATCAACAAGTTCAAGTTTTGCCGATACAGGATTAAGTGCTTCAATTACTCCATCTTCTTCATCTTCAAAAGTATTGGTTTTATGCACTCTTGGAGGTGTAAGTGGTGCAAACACAAGTTTTAAAGGTAAATTAGTTAGAGGTTCTACTGATATATTTGTAGGAGATAGTGCAAGTAACAGACCACAAGCATCAGCCGCAGGACAAACAAGTGACAACTATGAAATACAACAATTAGTTATGAATTTTTTAGATTCTCCATCCACTACTTCATCAACAACTTATAAAGCACAATTTGGTAGTAACGGAAGCGTAACTATTTATTTAAATAGAACATCAAGAGATAATGATGGAAGTGCTGAAGATGCAAGATCAGCATCTTCTATTATTTTAATGGAGGTATTAGCATAATGGCTGATTTACACAAAGGAATTAGAGCAATTCATGATAATGTTGTTACAATTCATGGAGATACACAGGAAGATATTATTGCTTGGGATAAAGATGGAAATAATGTTACTATTAATTGGTCACAAGTAAATGCTTGGGTAGACCCAGAACAGTACAAATATAATAGAGCAAACGAATATCCATCTATTGTAGATCAATTAGATATGCAATACTGGGATAAAGTTAATGGAACAACAACTTGGCAAGATGCAATAGCTAAAGTTAAATCAGATAATCCAAAGGAGTAATATCCTATGGCTCTTAACTACGCAAA